CGTGGCGACATCGTGTCTACCCAGATTGCAACGGATTCTAGAGAGCGCTCTGATATTGCTAAACAACAAGTGGCAATTATTGAGGCAAGAATCAAAGCCGAGAAAAACGATATTGCTCGCGGCGAATTGATTCTGCAAAAAGAGGCTCTTGTACACAAGATGTTGTTGGAAGAAGACGCTTCTATCGGTGTGTCTCCCGGTAACGAAGAAGGCAAACAGATGTCGGATGTTTTGATGAACGACCAGTATGGAAATGTGCCCGGCGCTGAAGGATAAAAAAATATTTAATGGATGAAACCGAGTTATTGATTGCGGAGGCCAGACTTGGCTCGCAAGCAAAAGACTTTCTGAAGTCTCCTGTTGGTCAATTCATTGCGGGCAGAGCGCTCAAGGCAAAACAAGAAGCCTTTGAAGCGTGGATGAATGTAGAGCCCCATGATGAAGAAGCCATCAGGGAACTTCAATTTCGCGCACGGCTACCTCAACTGGTTGTTCGATGGTTAGAGGAGGCTATCAACCAAGCAAAACACGCAGAAGAAACTCTCAACGAGTTTAAGGAGTAAAAATGGACGCTATCCAACAGGACGTGGACTCAGAACTTCAAGAAGAAGGTTCCAACGAGTTTTTAACGCCTCAACAGTCTGACATTGAACGCATTGCTGAAAAAGTTCAACAAGACCATATGGATGAAGGCTCGTTTAATGAGGAGCCGGAAGAATTACAACCTTCAGAGGATTACTCAAGCCCCCTAATAAAAAGGGAGGGCAAGTGGTATGCCACTGCTAAGGTAAACGGCGAATCAGTTGATGTGGACTGGGAAGATGTGCTGGCCCAGTACCAGAAAAACTCAGCCGCCGACAAACGACTTCAAGAGGCCGCAGAACGCCAGCGAGAGTTGGAAGAGTATGAGGCCAAATTGAATGCCTATAGGCGAGACCTAGAGGCACAAAAACGTCAGCCATCCGTGGACGCTGACGTAGAACAATCGCCATCTTCGGACGCGACTGATGCTCTATATGAGCAATACCACGATGCCCTCTTTCAAGGCGATGAAACTAAAGCAAGCAAATTGCTCAAGCAGATTCGTGCCGCAGAGAAACCGAAATCCCAAGAAATTGATGTTAAGAGCATCATCGAGAGGACTAAGGCAGAAATGCGGGAAGAGGAGAAAAGATCAAGAGAGCGAGGATACGAACTTCGTCGTCAGCAAGCAGTCAGTATGTTCAAGGATGAATTTCCTGACATTGCAGACGACAGTTCTCTTCTTGCTGTTGCAGATCGACGTTCTGCTGAACTGTACAAAGAGAATCCTACCCGTGACCCGTGGGACATTATGCAGGAGTGTGGCGAATATGCCCGCAACTGGATAAAGCAATACGCGGAAAAAATGGGCGGAGGATCGAGAGAGGTTGAGCGCAAGGAGCGCAAGCAGAGCATGGAGGAAGTTACACCCGTGAACGTCCGATCCTCTATTGGAGAAGACGAGATCGAGTTGACCTACTCCGACATCATATCGGAAATGCGAGAGAGTCGGGGACAACCCGCTTAATCGCTAATTTTAACTTTCTAACGTAAAGGTACGAAACAATGGCTGGACAAGTCTGGGGAACCAATACCCTCGGTGGGTATATGTACTCCCTTAACCTCTCCAAGGAATTGCGTATGTCTTTGCGTCCGATTGTTAAGTTCCGTCAGTTCGCGGATGTTAAGGACGCCGCGCATCAAGGTCTCAACAAAGGTGACACTTTCCACTGGAACGTGTACTCGACTGTTGCGGCTGGCGGTGCGGCTTTGACCGAAGGCACTGCGATTGCTGAAACGAACTTCACAATCACGCAAGGAACCATGTCCATCACGGAATATGGTAACAGCATTCCTTTCACCTCCAAACTGGACGATCTCTCTGAGCATCCGGTGAAGGAAATCATCCACAAGGTCTTGAAGGTCGATTGCGCTCAGGTGCTTGATGACCTCGTCGCTGATCAGATGGACGCAACTCCTCTGCGCGTTGCTCCTACGGGAGGCACTTCGACCGATTCGGTTACGCTTACTACAGACGGTACTGCAACCATCGTTAACACGGTTGCTCTTGGCAAGGATCACGTCAAGGCAATTGTAGATTTAATGAAGGAGCGCAACATCCCGGCTTACTCCGGCGATGACTACTACTGTTTAGCGTGGCCTACCACTTATCGCACTTTGAAAAACAATCTGGAATCGATCAATCAGTACGTCGAAACCGGTTTCCAAATGATCCGCAACGGTGAAATTGGTCGTTTTGAAGGTGTGCGTTTTGTCGAGCAGACCTACCGAGCCAAGGGTGGTTCCGCCTCTGGTATGGGCACTGCATCTGGTGTTTGGGGCCAAGGTTATTCGGATTGGGCAGTCTTCTTCGGCGCGGATACCGTTGCTGAGGCGATTGCTGTGCCCGAAGAAATTCGCGGCAAAATCCCGACTGACTATGGTCGTTCCAGAGGCATTGCGTGGTACTACCTCGGTGGTGCTGGCCTTGTTCACTCTACTGCTTCAGAAGCCCGCGTTGTTATGTGGGATTCTGCATCCTAGAGGAGGTAACAAATGGCACACTCAGCAACTGGTGTAGGCGTGAAAACGGGACTTTCTGATCAACAGAAAATCACCGCTTCTCACAAAGAACTCGGCCTCGATTCCAAAGGCAAAGACCAAAAACCTATGGGTGTTGGTTCTACGTCTAGCGCGCCTCACGGCACGAAATTGGATAGTAGTCGATAAATAAAGACGGGGGAGGGCCTAACACCGGGTTAGCGCTCTCCCCTTTCTTTTCTTGGGGGAAAAATGAAAGAGAAAGGTCTTAAAGAAAACAAGTACTGGAACAAAGAGCCAGACATTGATAAGTCTTCTATTGTTTTCCGTTCTGGAGAAAAAGCCCACATGGTGGACTGGGATGATCCAGCGGGATACAAAGAGGAAATGAACAAGTCTTACATGGCTTATTCGCTTCCCACTTCAATCATTCGGGTTACGAAGTAGGGGAATCCTATGCCAGGCGCAGAACACTCAGGCCCAGACAGGGGCGGAAATCTCAGCGGCCCGTCAGGCGGAGGCTCTGATGGCAATAAAGGGAATCCCGCTGATCGAAACAACCCCGGAGTAAGCACCGGAATTGATTCGTCAAGCGGTGCAATTGGCCCCGGCCCAAGTCTTGGCGATCCTGACAAAGGAATTGCGCGAGGTGTAGGAACTGGGCCAGTTGGTTCGCCAACAGGAGGGCATCCAGATCAAGCGGCTATCAACGCCGCTATTGCCGAGTTAAACGCAATAGACGACACGGACTATGGCGCTTACGATTCCACTCAGCAACTTGGTCAAAACCAAAAAGTCGGGGCTATTGGTCTCTCCACTCAACAACTGGGACAAAATCAAAAAGTCGGGGCAATTGGCCTTTCCACTCAGCAACTCGGACAAAACCAAACCGTTGGCGCAATTGGCTTGTCTACCCAGCAATTGGGTCAAACCGAAACCGTCGGTTATCAACAGGCTACTCATGCTCTTGATGCCATTGAAGAAGCCAATGCGACAGCAAAATCAATTGCGATGTCTAGCCAGCAACTTGGTCAAACCCAAACAGTTGGGTATCAATCCCCGTCATACGCTCAATCAGTCGTTGACGCGCAAGTAATGGACGATGACACGGTTTCGCTCGTTGATGCCGCTATCAAAGCAAATCCGCACAAAAGCAAGGCTACCCCAGTTGGAACAAATTTTTCGGGGCTAAGTTTAGATATTAGTTTTCAAGGGAATCCGCACCAAGACTTGAGTGTCATGGAAACAATGGAGGCCCGAACTAAAAACTTTATCGATGCTGTTAAAAACATCAAAAGCAGAACGATTCAAGAAAATTTAGTAAAAGAGTTTTTAGACGTTAATAAAAAGAACTTGGACCAACTTGCCCAACTATATGGGCAGACAATTGATGATGAGTTGGGGCTATTTAAGTACGCCCCGATGATCTCAATGTTAAACATGGCTCGCAGAGGAACTATGGCTCTTTTATCGAAAATGGGCCTTAGTCCCGGCATTGAAAGTCCCGCTATGCGTGACCTAATCGGGCTGGCTACGCAATTAGGCGTTATAAGCAAAGACGGCGGAAGAGAAGCCACCGATCAAGAAATGGAATATATGTGTAACAACACATCCGGCTATCGTTGGGACAGCGTTTCTAAGTCATGCACTCCAATTCAAAAAGACAGCCAGACTGGTCTTTTAAATCCATATAACGGGATGCTTGGTTGAAAATAACATATCTCCCAAAGAAAGAATGGAAGGAACTGACCAACAAAGACTTAGGAGGGAAAAGGGATAAGACTGTATGTCTTGTCAGGTACGGAGGTTTCGGAGACCTTATCCAAATAAGTTCTATATTCCCTTTGCTGAAAGAGCAAGGATTTAATGTTTGCGTGAATGTGACAGAGTATGGTGCAGACATATTTAAAAACGATCCTAATGTTGACGAACTTTTAATCCAAGAAACAGATCAAGTTCCTAACGCAGAACTTGGAGATTATTGGAAACGGTTAAAGAGGGTTTTTCCCCGCGTTGTTAATCTTAGCGGCATCATAGAGCAGAAACTTCTGTTAATTTCTAATGACCCTCTTTACCGTGCTGACAAAGAGAAGCGTCACAAAATAACAAACAAGAATTACTCAGAAGCGCTTCACAATAAAGCCAAAGTTCCTCACGTTTTCCATACAAAGTTTTACCCAAGCAATTCAGAGAAAAAATGGGTCGCCGATCAAAAGCGATCCATGCGTATTGGACTACAACATTATCTAATTGTTGTCGCGCTTTCTGGATCATCAGTTCATAAGGCATATCCATTCATGGATCATGTCATTGCTCATTATCTGGTCACTGACCCCAAAGTGCGTTTTATCTTAGTTGGTGATGAAACTAGCAAATTACTTGAAGCGGGATGGGAAAAAGAGCCAAGAGTTTTTTGTAGAAGCGGCGACTGGAGCATGAGGCAGTCGCTTGCATTTGCCCAAACCGCAGACATGGTTATCGGGCCGGAAACTGGCGTTTTAAACGCAGTCAGTTCAGAGGACTTAGCAAAGGTTGTCATGCTTAGTCATTCCACAGAAGAAAACTTAACAAAGCACTGGGTAAACACAACAGCGCTTTCAGCCGATGTTGATTGCTACCCGTGCCACAAAATGCATTACGGATTTGCCACTTGTAATAGAGACGAAGAAACAGGCGGCGCTATGTGTGCTGTAAAGATACCCCCGCAAAAGGTAGTTGAGGCGATTGATTACCACTGGAAATTAAAGAATGAATTTTCTCGAACTTTGTCAAACGGTTAGACAGGAGGTCGGGGTCTCTGGAACAGGCCCGTCTACTGTAGTTACGCAAGAGGGTCAGTTAAAGGTAATCATTGATTTTGTCGCAGAAGCAGATTATCAAATACAGACATTATGGAATGACTGGGGATTCTTGTGGTCTCAGTATTCATCAACTCTTTCTGCTGGAACAAGAGCGCCAGCCCTGCAAAAACCTACAGATTTTGCAAACTGGGATTTGCGTTCTTTTTATCTGGAT